GCCGGTGCTTCTACCGTAAAGGTGTTTCCGTTGATGGCCGTGACTTTGAACTGTTCACCATCGCGGTACGGATCTGTAGTGTTTCCCACAAGATCAAAGCGGGCGTAGTTACCCACACACAGACCGCGAGTACTTTTCGTGGTGACCACATTCTTTGTATAGTCCAGTACTTTGTCGCGCAGGAACACGGACGCCACGTTGTCGAGCTTGAAGGAGTCAAGTGAGTGTTCGCGGCGCATATTCAGAAGCAAATCCACAGACAGCCGACCTCGCATCGAGAGAATGCGAAGATCGTACTTGCCTGACGCCAATTCGAACTTCTTCGTCTCGGCAAACTTGACCTCCCAGTTATCGCCGCGCTTGGTCTTCGCGGCAGGCGCGCGGGACAAGTTGACGTCTTCAAGGATTCCCAGAAATCGGCACCTGTCCTCGATGTAGGCGTCATCGAAACCAAAGGTGTTGTACCCAGACATGATGTCGGGGTTCTCACGGCGGACGTTCGCAGCAAACTTGAAGAGCATATCGACCTCGGTCTTACAGGAGATGAACTCGGTGAGCGGGTCATCGGACGAGTCTACGCTTCCTAATACGAAGACCTTCTTTGACGTGGGCGTCATCATATCGTTCGACCAGCGGTAGGAGATTCCGATTTGGACAATCGGATCCTTCGACGCCATCGGGAAGTTATCGCCCACGGTCGGACACATCTCCAAATCGTAACAAGCGACCTTGAGAGGAATATCGCCTGTAGCCGGCTTGAGCGTTGTCCAGTCGCATTCATAGAAGGCATCCACAGTGAAGAGAGGCTCCTCCGTGTCGGGATCTATAGGAACGTCGACCTCTTCACCGACGAACTGAATCGGAGATCCTGGTCCCAGGTGACGCTCGTGAAGAAGACGAAGGAACGGAGGGAGGTTGGACTCGTAGAGGGTATACTTCTTCGCATTCATCTCACGAACCTTCGCATGATACTCGTTCATAGACGAACAAGTGACCTTCCACACCCCGATAGTCTTGAGCGAGTCGAAACCGGCCATTGCGTCATATCGCTGAACCTTCTCACCACGACCGGGGTCCTGTGCACACTTGACGTAGAAGTAAGGCTTGAATCCATTGATTCGCACGCATGCGACAGACTTGTCGCGCAGGCGTCCGAAGACGTCGACCACATACTGACCACGCACATCATGTTCGTGCCAATCTGAAGGCTGCATTTGAACCGAGTCTGTCTTTAGTCTTCACTGTCCGTTTTCTATGAAACTTTCTGGGTTTGATGATAAGAGATATGTCGACAAATACGGTTGACTGGTTTTTCGCCAACACGCGCGGTAACGTGGACCAGTCCCACGTGATGGAGCATGACTTCGCAAATGAGGCCGCATTAGGACGTCAGACTTCGCTGTTTGGAGGCGACTGCTCGGGCGCGCTCAGTCCTGCGAATGCAATGGCTGATCAGCCGGGCATGATTGCCCGCGGTGGATATGGTCTTGGCCCTGGGTGCGACATTGATACGAACACGGGTATCAAGTTTGGAGAGGTAGACGGTATGCGCGTCAAGGGTCCCAAGCAGCTGTGGATTCGTCCGTTCTCCACCACGCCTGATCTTGGTCGCGGACGACAGGCCGACACCGTAGGCGATGAGTCGAGTCTTCTCCATGCAGCGCTTCAGCGATCCAGGAGGCGTCGACGATCATGGATAAGACGATTCCTAACTATTACCAGCCGCTCATTCCGATCAAGCAGTCTGAACACTCAAATCCAAACAACTGGATTCAGGGATGGACCTGGGGTGGTGACTCTACACGCTTAATTAAGAAAACGCGAGTCGGAGAGTCTACATAATGCGGGTGTTGTTCTTTGCGAACCGTATGCCCGATCTGTGTGGAGCATTTCTTCATGATATTGATTTAGCAGCTGAACTTCAGAAACGCGGTCATTCGACTGCATTTCTGACGATTGAAAAGCCGAAGGAGGGATACGATGGTGGGTATTGGCGGGGGCATAGATTTGCACATTACTCGGCCGCGGGATCAATGCTCGATTCAAGTGAATTATGGATATGCCCACATTCACCGTGTCTTCCATATGTGCGAAAATTGAACGACCGTGGATATCATCGCCCGATCGCCGTGACTGCACACTTTGATGGTCAATATAAAGTACTCAATCATCTCGCATCGAATAAATGGGTGGAGATGCTACTCTTTATCAACAACACGATGGAAGCACACTTCCGAAAGGAGATAAACCCATTTCCGTCAATGATTGTGAGTACCGGGGTCGTGCGTCCCTTAATGAACGAAGCCAAGATCAAGATGGATACGCCTCCCGATGGCGACGCAATTACTCTGGTGAATGCGAACGTGAACAAGGGAGTGCATCAGCTGATTGAGATCGCGAAACGCATGCCGAATCGTAAGTTTCTAGCTGTTAAACCCTACTACGGAGAACTCTGGATTCCAGCTGCTCCGCAGAACATTGAGTGGATTCCGTTTGACGATGATGTCCGCAACATTCTGAAGCGAACTCGTATCCTTCTCTTTCCATCCAACTACGAGAGTTTTGGACGCATTGCAGTGGAGGCAATGTATAACGGTATCCCGGTTATTTATTCCAAGCCAGCTACCGAGAACGTGGGGATTGTGGGATCCACGGAGGGTGTTGAGGAATGGATTGTCCCTGCTGGAATTGGATGTAAGCGTGATGTACCTGAAGAATGGACATCGGCAATCGAGGCCCTAGACGACCCCGATACATACGCGGCTCGTCGGGCGCAGGTAAAGGAGCATATTCAGTCTATGAACATCTTCGCAGAGGCGAACCGAATCGCCGGTCTGATGGAGGAGTTTCAGCGCGAGAATCCTGTGGTTATTCGTCAGTCAGCGCCACCGCCCCAGTCGGCGCCTGGGACTCCGGCTTCACTGCGCCAGCCGCCAGCGGTTGCCCGGATCGGATTTTCGAGTGGGCGGCTGAGGATACAGCGGTAAGCTTATCCATGAGCATGCGTCCTGTCGCACATCGCGCCTCCTGTTCGGGGTCATTATGTGTTACCTTCTGAACCGTAGGGATGTACTTCTGTCCAGACACAACAGGCTTCGATAACAGCGCATCAACAGCGGCTTCGACGGTAGTGAATTCGTTCAATGCGAGTTGGGCTTGCTCGGCAGTACATCCAACAAGTGACTGAACCATATCGACATCCGTCATTTTTTATATGGTTTACAATAAGTACGTGAATATGCGTTTCATCGAATCGCTCTGCCCACCGGCTCTTTTATATCTCATTTTTCTGGTTGTTCAGTTGGGCCTTGACCTGGCGCTTGGTATGTGGGTGACGTTCGCAATCAAGCTTGTTCTCGGACTTGCCGTTGTGAAGGTGCTCGACACCTTCTGCGGTATCGGTCTGACGCCAGTGTCCTGGTTTCTCGTTGCGGCACCGTTCGTGATCACTGCGTTGGCGACGGCAATCTCTATGGGCACAAACTTCGACGAGATCATCATGGTCCAGCTTCAGCAGGGTGAGGCGAAGGAGAAGTTCACGAATGCGCCGAATGGTATCCTCCAGCACAATCCCCCTGAGGCGGGCGGTCCTCCTGAGCCAGGCATCACGCCGGCCACGCAGTCCTGGACAGAGGGTTCAATGGGCAACAAGTGGGGTACCGACTATGACCACAAGTGGTCGCGTTCTGCATCCGATGCCCACGGTGTTGCTCTGAGTGCATTTAAGCCGACGTCACTTTCTGGACGCCACGCGTAAAACGGATCCGTACCTGTTTACTCAACTTGAGCTCACTATAACAAAATGTGCATCTTCCGTCTTCTCACTCTTCTCGACCGCTTCATCACCGGCCACAAACCTGACCATGGTAAGATTGTCCGCAAGTATCTTCTGTCCGACTACGAGGAGTATGATGAGAATATGAAGCCAGTTCCCGAGGATTCCATCTATGTAGAAGAGTGGAAGAAGGGCACCTCAATCCGCCGCCGCATCCTCTACGAGGGTGAGCCAATCACCGAGTTCGCAGGCAACCCGTTCACGCCCGTCAAGAACCCCTGGAACTGGATTGGAGATGCGTCGACCGACGTCGACATCACCCTAGCAATCGACCGGTATCTCATGGTCGGAAACCGAATCCAGCTTGACCTACTCTTCCGCTTCCTTCGTGTCCATGATGAGATAAACATTGTCTACAGCGATATTACGTCTGGACAAGACGTGGTGTTTCCTAACGAAGGAGTAAGGATTGTGGCTCATGAACCCGTTTAAAGCCGCTGATCGATTCATTGTCCTGCGGGACATTTGTATACCAAGGACGTTTACTGCACAGTTTCAACGAATCAACGACATGATCGTCATGCCCTTGATTGCGCTGTTTATGTTTTTTACTTCAGGTGACCTGTTTATGGCGGCCTCTACGGCAGTGACCGCGTTTCGAGTCTGGAAGGAGTGGTTGGAATATACGGACTTGTCGTTCACGATGCAGCTCATGCGACTACGGATGGCTCAGGTCAAGGGACCGTTTATCGCGACCAATGACCCAAAATACATGCCCTATGTATGGGCAGACGCTGTAGTGCGCCATCAGACACTACGGTTGTAGCCGGAGGAGTCCGTCTCATGACCCGATGCCGAAACAGGAGCAATCACAGAGCGTCCGACGGCAACTCCACCGACCGGGTCGCCAGTAAAGCCGTATCCGATCGACATCCCGCCCGTGCCTCCGCGCATGCGGTGACGAGAACGACGGGACTTGCGACCGCGGGACTTGCGACGACGGCCGCCATATGCTGCATACGTGCCTGCCGTGTTCTGAGTGTAGCTACTCGCATTGGGGTTCGCGCTCGAACCAGACACACCTACGGCTCCAAACTGCGCACCGGCCGGCTGACCGTTGGCTCCAAGAACCGCGCCCTGGAAACTAGCAGGTGCGAACCCACCACGGCGAGTGCGACGACGGGACTTCTTTGACTTCTTTGTGTGACGACGACGGCCACCTGTTCCGCACTGTTCACCCATTTACCTCTTCACGCGAAAAGACTCCAATGCTACCCGGCATGTCGTCATACTGTTCATATCCACGAACCAGCGTCCCAACAGGCGCGTCCGCGAGTGTGAATAATGCCGTTAAGTCCGGCTGATGAAACAACCGCAGAATCTCCGCAATCCACTCTTGGCGGTGTGACCATGTTGCACTAGGATGAACAACCGTGCCGTTTATAGCCCATACATCGTTGATCACAAAGACATCCTTCGAGAGTCGTGTTGTACGAAACACCGTATCACAACACATCCGCTCATCCATTACGAGAGGGATCTCCTCTTGATGTCCACCTTTTTCGTCAATACTCAACGCTACGAACTCATGTGTCGAGGGTCTTTGGGTCAACAGCAACCAGCCAGGCAGGCCGTTCAGCTGCGGAACTCGGTGCTTTCCCGAGCTCGGCTCGCCCTTCCTCACGAGGGGCTTCCACGGGTATAGGCGGCGTAAACGTTGGTACATTGACCTCCTGCTTCATCTGCGGCGGCTCTGTGAAAGGCGGAGGGGGCTCCACAAAGCGAACCTGTTGCGGGACATACGGAGGATACATCCAACGAATCACGGAAAAGACCGCCAAGTGAATGACGATTAACATAATTAACGACGCCATCGCAGTCACAAGCACATCGTATGCCTCCATTTGTTTTGCGACGGCCTTTTCTTAGTACGGAATCCTACGCAGTTCCTCGAAGTACTGTATTCCGGTCGGGGTTTCCTCTTTCCACCTGCGGGGTGTCTTGGAATACTCGGTAACTGTTGCGAGCTCAGTTGAATAGACTCGTGAGATCACTCCGCCCTTGAATGGGCGCTCAAAGAGAGTGAGGGGTGGACCCAATTGAAAAACTTGGTAGGTCTGTGTATGCGTATCAACGCGACCGTTTCCGGTATAGAGGAACTTTGTTTCGTATGACTTTCCGGGTTGGGCGGCCCATGCGGGAGGGTCGGGTGTAATCCTAAGCTCCATTCTCCACTGTATTCTTGAAGACCAGATCCTCTAAGCTAGACGCGTCTGTGAGGATCTCGCACATCCGGCGAGTTGTAAGGCGGAGATTCGCCTCAATGTCGGCCCAGATCTCAGCGTCGTTCTCGAACACCGTGTTCCGCTTCGTTCCATTCGGGAACTTCTCGACCAGCTCAGCATCCTTCGCATCCATCATATGCATGTAGACACGGAGCTGGATCTCATCATAGACCGGAACCGTCTTCCAGTAGGTCGTGCGGTCCTTCGAGTCCACAACACGGTTCAGCTCGGCAACGAATCCATCCGTGCGCCCGACCAGGATGAACTCCTCCTTATCCATGCGGAGCATCTTGGTGTTGCGCTCCGTGACCACGACCTTCTTGTCGGCCTCGTAGGTATTGAGAATCTTGTCCTCGTTCTGAAGCCCGCGCTTCTTCGCAACCTCGCCGCGAGCGTCTGCGAGAAGCTGCGTAGCCATCTCGGGCGTCATATTGGGAGTGCGCTCGACAACCTTCTTACATGCCGCCTCGACTCGCGCAAGTGATGCATCTACCGACGGAGCCGCTGCAACCTCTGCCGCAGCTAGCTTCCGTGCCTCGGTTGCCTGAATGATTGCCGCTTCGGCAACTGCCTTCTCCTCCGCCGAAACCTCGATACCGGCAGCCTTCTTCATGTCGAGTTCGTGGCTGCGTCGCTCGGCCTCGACCAGAACCTGCTCGGCGGCCAACTCAGCTGCGACAGCCGTGTCGGCGGCCTTACAGTCATCTAACGCAGTGAAGACACTGCGTTGAATCTCGCGGTCCTTTAGAATCGCTCCCTTGAAGTTCTTCACGGCCTTGCGGTTGTGTGCCTTCTCAATCTCTTCGATAATCTTAGACGCAACACCATCCTTCTTGAAGACCTCATACATAACTTGGTGAGTGGGTTGGTACTTGTGGCGGCCGATTGCGCCTGCAACTTGAGTGGCGGAAAAGCATGGACGAAACATTTTGGTTGAACTGTTCCCTTGTGAACTCACATGGTTCCGTTTTACGCAAAGCTCCGCTGCATCTTGACGATTGCATCAATCCACCCCGGCATACCGTTGAGCACGTTTGAAACCTGAAGTGTGGGTGCGCAAGGAGTAGTGTCCAGCGTCGCTTCGCAGAGCAGGGTCACAGCTGCAATCAATAGAGGACGCTTGCTCTTATCAGCAGGTGACCACCGGAGAGAATGGATGCGATACAATACGTCTGTATACTCACGCACACCTGGGGGGCTGTTCTTGCGAATCGCATCCCAGAAGATCCACACCGGATGGGTGCTATCGCTTCCAGATACATACTCATCTTCGCGCGAGGCAAACAACAAGTTCGTCTTCACTTGCTTCTTGTGTTCGCGACAGAACGTGAAAATCCAGGACATCCAATACAGTGCTCGAGTCAGGTCACGCACGTCTGACCGAATGCAGTAACAGAACTCATTGATTGGAACCGCAGCAGGCATTGGGTCGTTTGGTTTGATGACCTGTGATCCGTACAACCGCGACGGTGACTTCAAGCTCTCTTGAATGGTGACCGGGTTGAAGTCATGTGTGGGTTTGATAGTTGGAAGCGATTGTAACTTGTTCTTCCGACACAACGCCAGGGTGGCCGCGACTTCACAGACCATCTTCCGCACGTCGGGATGATTGCGAATCCTGGTCATCTGTTGGATGTCGTAACTAGCTTCGATAGGGGCGTAGGTTTCATACGCCTTCGCCAGATATAGGAACACATTGGGTTGAGCGCGATTGATGTGAAGCGCAGCAGCCTCGAACAATGCGCCCCATAAACTATGCACAAGACCAGAGCAGAGCAATTCAAGCGTCCAGTAACATGCGTAGTCCGCATGGCCTAACTGAATCGTATGAATCAACACTTTCCGCACGTGTGCACGTGGATGTCCGCAAAAGGTTGTTTTTTGAAAGTCCGTTACGGGACGAGGGTCTGTAACCTCCATTACCCAATTCAGTTCTTTTAGACAGCTGGCTTTGACGCAGATTCGGCTATGTATTTGGCGAAAGCGCCCATGAAATCACCTCCATTGCCTGTGTTGGGAGGTGAAGCTGGATTCGATGGGAGAGTCGCTCCCTTCATCGCACGGCGACCGACTGTGAACAGCAAATACAAGAGCGCAAGGACAATGAGAACGTTGAGGCCGATTCCAAGCCACTTTCCATAATCAAGTGCTTGATCATGAGTCTTGCGGTTGATGTTGATTTGATTGCGAATATCGCTAATCTGCTTGCTGAATGTCCCCACTGAATACTCTAGGTCATCCTTAACAGTTCCAATGTTATCCTTGACGCCGTTCACTAGATCAAGCGTCTGCTGCTGCTGAAGAACTTGGTTGTTGAGGAACTGATACTCGCTAATGAATCGGTCTGTATCCTTCCTAATCTGGTTCTCATGCATCGCATTGACTGCATCCGGATCGTCTGTGAGGGCCGAGTATCTCGCGTTCGCATCTTCATCCGATCCGTTCGCGGCGAGCACATCACGAGCCGCGGCATCCACTTTGGCTTTGTGGCTGACCTGAGCATCTGCCTTTTCTCTCTCCTTTTCGAATCGTTCCTTCTCTGCAACGTAGCGTATGTAGACATCTGGGTTCGAGTCTTTTAGTTCGCTGATCGAGAACATCTGCCGGTCGTCTATTTTTCTCGAGACTGCGGCTTGAGGGATAAGGTGTATTGTCGCAGTTGGATCTACCTTGTTTACACACCGCTGAGATCCCTCGAACATTCGAAGTTCATACGTATCCGGACACGCCATCACGCACGACAGGGGTGCAGCGCCATAGACTGTTTCGGTCGGACACTTGAACTGTATGTTACCCATTATTTACTGGAAAGATAGATTGCTAGCGAGAACCCGACACACAATGTGAGGAACGCCACTCCATGAACAATCGATGTTGGTAAAAGGAAGTACTCTAGGAGGGCAATGACCACAAAGAACAGGCAAATCTGTATGATGCGGAGGTTCAGTCCCTCCAGCTTCTTGATATCCAGCTTCGCAGTTTCGACGTCAACGCTTGGCTGCGTGGGAGGGCGCAGAGGCTTGAGAGTTTCAATGGCTTCGGCATACGCACTCGCTACACCATCGTGGGCCTGAACGGTGTCGGTGGTGTTGGGCGCGGGAGTGTTCATTCTCTTTGTGAGAGCGATATAGCTCTTGAGAAATCGGGCCTGTTCATCTAAAAACTCAGTGGGGCGTGCGGCCTGAGCCACCTCGCGAAGCTGGATGAAATATTGATTGTCCGACATGGCCACGCATTTATCGATACCATCGTCTCGAATCGTCTTGAAGTCTGTTGGACATGTGATGATACATACATCCCGACCAGATGCCTTCTCAAATCCAGATGGACAACTCATTACTTATTCGCAACAAACGGTCTGAGGCCACCGAAGATCGTGCTAACGAAGCGAGCATCTCGTGTTGCCTCCTGACTCTGTCCATTGCGAGCGTAAGGCCTGTTGAATGTTGTTTTCGGGTCAATATAGGGGGCAACAGTGGCCGCCATACGGACAAATCGAGTATACTCGGAAGCATCCACACCGCGCATGTGTCGGTTGGTTGTGTCGCGCCCAGGTTCGTAGAAGGATTGCGCGGTCGGCATTTTATTACTCCTACAAGATAATGGTTGGGTGGCTCACTGCCCTTTTGTTTACATTGGTTATGCTCGTGACCATCAAAGCCTGCTCTCAAGAAGGGTTCGATGCAGCAGCACCAAGTGGAGAAGCACTTCTCAACTCGGTTTCACCGGACTATCAAAATATGATCGATGCATATTCGCGCGCATTTAAGGCTTCAAAGACTACAGGTGACCAGACAGCCCTTATACAGGTCAGAACTGCGATCACTGAATATCAGGATCAGATGAGGGAACAAGTTGCGTCGAATCAGTTCACAATTCAGACCTTCCTAGACGACTACAAAAATATGAATCCCGAGCTGGACAAGCTTCATCGGCAGGCACAAGTGTTCCGTGACGAGGGACCGAAAGTAGCAGATCAGCTCGCAGCGTCAACTGCCGAACAACCGACTCAGATTGACTATGGTTCGTTGGTGAGCCGAATCGTTGTATTGGTATTGATTGTCGGTGCGACGCTTGCTCTTAACGCGTCCTCACAGCCATGAAAATCAGAGTAAGTGACGTCACAGCAAAAAGAAGTCCGAATAGCTTTAACCCCGTCCCCTGATTTACGTCAATTGACTGGTGAATGCGCCGAAGTGTTTCGAGCTTATCGGTCGCCACAAGAAGGCCATTGTAGTCGTGCTGAATCTCCATAATTCTGCGGACTAACTCCTGTTGTTGGTCTTCGGTGCCCGAGCGGGCCGACACTTCAAGCATTTTCGACAGTGAATCTCCCATTGCTCGTTTTGCGGAGGCAATCGCGGTAATCTTCGAGTCATCATTCCGATTGACCGCATCACGAACAAGGTTATCGTAGATAATCTTTCTCTTTTGGTATTCGGCTTCCAAGTCCGCCATAGTCCCCTCTGATGGATCCATTGTGTCTAGGCAACATTTACGTCAGGCACGCAATACCGGTAATAGATACTCTTGCCCACTGTATCGCTATGACGCGTAATCTCGATGATGTTGCCTGGTACGGCACCAATTAACCTGGCCTGGATATCCTGCGAATCAATCCACGGCATCTGGTCCTCTGGCTTCACGATGCGGTTCTTGTCGAGAACCTCCTTCGCCTCGTCGGGCGTCAGAATGCGGTGAGGTACGGACATGCGATGCGTCGAGATGTCCATCTGAAGCTCGCGCTCATGGAAGAACTGCAGACGCTCCTTAATGAACGTTGACCGAATCAGATTCATCAGGTTTCCAGACGGCTTGGACTTGGATACAACAATCATTCCATTCTTGAAGTCGTTCTGACTCGCATACTCAAGATAGGTGTTCACATCGCGTTCAAGCATCTTATCTTTCTGACTAAAGATCACGAGTACGTCGCCCATCGTATGTGCACTGACGTCCTTCAGTTCAGTTTTGATAGGCTTGGTTTCAGTCGAGAGCTTACGACGCTCAAACAGGGTGCGGAGAGTTGCGAGTGCCTTGTCTTCCATTGTACCCTTTCTACATACGATGGAAAGAGTTCGTTTTTTATTGCCCGAGTAAAACAATGCTTCACATCATCGCTCTTCTCGCAGGGGTTGTTGCGCTTTGGTTCGTATGGACCCTCTCACGATCGGAGAAGTTCCAACCCGAGATGTTAGACCGTAGTCAGGATCAGCGAACGCAGACGGTTGAACACTCTTCATTTGAGCAGCGGACGAACCATATGCCGCGCAACTCGTTTGTCGAAGCCGCTCAGGGTATGGCGACTCCGTTCCGCGTAAACGCATATACAGCCGTCAGGTAAGTGTAGACAATGATACCTAGAGCACTACGAGAACAGCTATGGATCATAAAAGTTGGAAGAGTCTTCGAATCAAAGTGTAAGATCGTCTGGTGTGGTAATCGCATGACGGTGTTCGACTTTCAATGCGGTCACAACATCCCTGAATCCAAGGGTGGCGCCACCTCATTAGACAACTTAGTCCCTATCTGCTCACGCTGCAACTTGAGCATGGGCAACCACTTCACAATCGACGAATGGAATGCGAAGTTCGCATCAACGCGGCCTTGGTATCGACGTATTTTCACAGGATGGACATGAGTGAACAATGCATACGTTTTACATCAATCTAGACCGTCGCACGGACCGACGTGTTCAGGTTGAGCAGGAGTTCAAAGAAAAGGAGATCGAAGTTGAGCGGTTCTCAGCGATTGAATGTACGCCTCCAACAATCGGATGTAATCTCTCACATATCGAAGTGCTACGACTTGCACGCGAACGGGGGTATCCTTCCGTGATGATCTTCGAAGACGACTTTCAATTCGTCATTTCGAAGGAGGAATGGGATGCACAGATCGCGCGCCTTCCAGAGAGCTACGATGTGGTGATGCTTTCGTATAACATGATTCGATCAACTCCACACGATGATACATTCGTACGCGTCCAAGAGGCCCAGACGACGAGTGGATACATCGTACATTCCCGTTTCTACAACACACTCATCGCAACGTGGGAAGAAGGAACAGACTTATTTGTTCAGAATCCAACAGTCCATTGGATCTACATTCTCGATCAGTATTGGAAGTCGCTTCAGCCTATATCCGAATGGTTTGCATTTAAGAACCGCATCGGCATCCAGCGCCCAAGTTTCAGCGATCTTGCTGGACAATTTGTCGGACACGGTTGCTGATATATCCCTTTTGGAAGTCTGGACTAAAGACTCGCCTCGACAATGCGAGTGCATTGTTCGCAATGATACGTGCTTCGTTATCATGTTCAACCAACCACTGAATCTTCTCAAGGAGGTCAGAGAGATCATACTGCACGGGGACATAGTTAATCATTGGTTGTAGCTCGCTATCTGCCCACCATCGATTGCCCGGATGGGTAACGATGATAGGAACAGAACCCGTTGCAAAGGCCCATTGCCCATTTGATGCAGGTGTATTCCCATCAATGACCAGAATATACTTGAACTGCAGTTGTTCAGCCGTGCTCATACGCTCTCCGAAGTGATGATCTGGAATAATGTTATCGTTAATCGGCCAGCCACCGCGAGTGAACCGAACGTCTGTATTCGGGACTCCGTGCAGACGCTCAACGACCTGCATTCGAATTGACGGACGGTAAAACCCACTCGATCCCCCGCGCCAAACCGCTATCGGACGTTTCTCAGACCATGGAACGTGTGGAAGACTGAGTCCATGTTCGAACACAGTATCGCTCCACGGCATGAGCAACAGACTGCTGCTCTTGAAGCTCCTTGACGAATGCATACATACAATCGGTCGAGTTCCCGGATGAGCCAATCGAGTTATACCGGCGTACTCTCGACCTGATGTAGTCACACCATCTTCGCGCCCCAGTGATGCGATCATTCGATCATACTCTTCATCGCCAATGACTCCGTCTGACTTTGGAAAGATTGCCGTAAATGCGTACTGGCGAATACAGTCCAGTACAAACCGATACATCGGACCGCCTATAAACAGGCCACAATCAGGAGATGCCCATGTATATGAGATATCGGGCGGAACAATGACTACGCTTCTCGGGATATGAAGGATCGATGGGCGGTGGTCAGCTGAATACCAATTGATTGGAAATCCCAACGACTCGAGATACGCCCATGTGTTAACCTCCCATGTGAGCTTAGGAAGTCGAGGGTATTCGGTTACATATAGATCATAAAACGCGAGAAGTGACGCTCGATCTCCAAGGAAGAATCCACCGCAGAAACGCCAGTTCACTGCATCCCATGAAACACCCTTTGGCCAACAGCCCGGAAAGAACATACATGTGGGCGGAAGGTATCCGGATGCGAGCGCGCGAAGGTCGTTGGCCGACTGAGGGTCTTTCAGCACATGATATAGATTGAAATCTACCCATGCGTAATGAGTTGAGTCACCTGACTGTATGGCTCGTCTCATAAACTCAATCTTCGCATTCATCAGAATCAGAAAGTTGCGTGTATCGTGCTCTTCTGAACGAGTATCGGGAAGCCCCTGTGGTGAGATTGAGTAGAAGTCAAGTTCTTCAAGTGAGATTGTTTCGATTACGCCATTCGTAATGGAAATCTTATCACGGTGTTCTGGACTCACGAATACATGAAGGCGAATACCTGTAGCAACGAGCTGGTTGAAATAGTTGATACGGGCTTCATTTGTCTTGTCCTTGGCTCTTGTTTCATGTAGATCCAAGAACGCAGTAACAAACGTTACGGTCATTGTGGAACATGGTTTTTCATCTGAAAGTAATAATGCCGTTCTCACTGACCGTGGAACTCGTTGGTGGATTGGGAAACCAACTCTTTCAGTTGGCGGCCCTTCTTCAGATTGCGAGGAGGACAAATCGGCTTTCATACCTGCAGTCACTCAACAATCCATCCCCTCATTCATCCATATCGTACTTCGATACCATCTTTCAGACCTTCAAACCACTCTATAGGCAGATGAAGCCACTCAACCATATAAATGACCCTAAGTCATATGCTGACTGGAATATGCTATTGCGCGGATCTATGAACACCGAGTTACGTGGATACTTTCAAGACTGGAGATACATTGATCGCGACTTTATCTCGAAATTGGTGTTCCCAACTACCGTGTTCTCGAAATACCCCGTCCAAAGCGGTATATTCCTTCATATTCGCGGTGGTGATTACGTGGGGAATTCATATCACGATGTTGGGTTGGATGAGTATTATGCACGGGCAATTAAGATGTTTCCAGATGCCCACTTCTTCATCGTAACAAATGATCTCCCCTATGCGATGTCTAGGCCGTATTTGACTGGTCTTTCATATACAATCATAGACGAGCCGGAACTCGAGACGTTGTATTTGATGAGTCAGTGTGCGGGTGGAATCTGCGCAAATTCAAGCTTCAGCTGGTGGGGTGCGTTCCTCAATGCGAACCGAAAAATTGTTATGCCTGACCGCTGGTTTGTTGATCGTAGGCTCCCCACTGATGGATATTACTTTCCTGGCGTGATCAAATGTCCAGTGTAGGAAGGGACTTTGGTGGCGGTGGTGGCGGTAGTGTTCCCGCAGCGCGATGAAGAAGAACCTCATCCCATGCGGTTTGGAGAGCGGTGATATGCCTAGGTAGCCATCCCGGATCCTTCGGGACGAACGCCTTCTTCGTCGAGTTCAGTAACCAGTAGATGAACTGTGGTTCGCGATCAGCCACAGTTGTCTGCCATGTAGCGAGATCCATTGTGGCGGGCTTGTAATTCACAGTATCGTCATCAAACACAGCGAACACTCCCTTCTTCGTAGTCGATCGGATCCACTCAGACGAGAAGACCTGCTTGAACCTGAACTCGGCATACTCACACTCATCAATACCAGTGCACTCCATCTGCATCTGCATCTGGTGGACGTATCCCTCCGGGACACCATCGGACTCGGCACGTGAGAATGGGCACTTGAATTCAACCAGTCGGCCGCGGCGACGCACATCGGTCGGGTCAGTGGGGAAGATGATCCCGTCAGGAGATGCGCCGAGGAATGGGTAGACCGGGTGCTGAACGCAGGATACATCCGTGATCGTGCAGTGTGTTTCTTCTTCATATAACGCCTTCGCAATCGGCTCGAATCGCGTCCCCCAGATCATCGCGCCAACCCCATGTCCGGAGGTCGGCTGCTGCGGCACAAGTTTGCGGAGGATCAAGGACCTACGTGTTTCCCCACCTGCAAAGATCTGATAAACCTCAGAGGCAGTAATCATCTCACCTCGCTTCGCATGCCATGCCGACGTGCGCTGGTCATTCATGCCGTAGATGCGAATGGTTCTCCGCACACAACGGTCACGCATCCAGATCCGTCCAAGCTCACCCTTCATCGCTTCTTCCAATGCGGTAAACACAAATCGCCGAGCCCTCGTGTAGCTCACTTGACCAATCATGGTCAGTAGCATGATCAGAGGCTTGAGTCGTTTCTTCGGGCGAGTATAAGGTGGTTCGCACAGCCATTCTGCGATAACCGCCTCCATTGCGTTTATCTATGCGTAGCGTTCGAAAACTCATTTTCAGCGCTGTAACACAGGATCACTATGGAGACGATTCAGAGCAAGGAGCAATGGGTTCTGCGTCGGTTAGAAGGATTCTATGCAAATCCCGAGCACTTTCAGCGTATCGAAGAGGTTCTTACCGGTAAGTCTAAGCTAAGCCTGCGTCTGTTGGACTGGTTTGTAACCAATTATTCGAAGAAGTACAACGTGTCGTTCATGACGAAGACGAACCGCCATGTAATTGTGTATTTGGTCTACAAGTCACATCTTAAGGCGTATAACAAAAAGATGTTTGATCCATTCTGCCGGTGGAAGCGAATTCAGTTCCGTGGGCTGGACACCACGGTGGGTCAGCTGAACTTCTTTGAGTGGGCAATTCAGGATGAGGTACTCGAGTATCTGGACACACATTACGAGGAGATTCATGCGGACATGGAGGAGTGTTCGCAGGTCATTCAACCTAAGGACGGTGAGCGTCGTAAGCGGCACGAGCTGAGTCGGTCGGCAACCAAGTCTGTGCGTATCCACGACGTGACGGTAAAGGTTACATTTGATTAACGGAGGCGATTCGTCGGCTCCCACGAGCCATCGGGCTTTCGGTACTCAACCTCCGTCCAACCATTGCATCGACGAGGCTCGCCCGTCTTCTTATTCTTGATTCCTAGATCGGAGTAGTGCTCGGTTCCAATATTTGAAACGCTCGTGAATACCCTACCACCATCAAGTTTGATTGCGTCCTCATTGCACTCAACGAGCTTGTCTCGCTCCTTCATCGCATAGATCGTATGTATAGTATTCTTGCCGATCTCATGGCGCAGGAATGCGTCCCTGGGGATAATATCGTCTCCTTGAGATGTACTATTACGAAGATGCTCCGCGCGCAGTTGCTGATTTTCCAATCGAACTTGTTCAAGTTCCTCGTCCTTTTCAACAAGTTTACGCTTAAGAACTGCTGTTTGACGAGTATCCATAATACTATTAAGCCGGCCAACTTCAATTTCACTGCATGCTTGCGCGAGAAGGTCTTTTGCCTTAGAATGTGGGTCCATTGTAACGTGAGACTCAATACCCCATGGTAAAAGGTATTCGTTTTCAGACGGGTACATTAGTAAAAACATGCTATCAGTGATTGACCGCTCGATTGTCTACCCAGTGAGTTCTGATATTACCGAGCACGACCTTAATATTGTGTCCGACCTGTGGTCCGTTGAAGGTCGAGAGGTATTCAGGGGCGCACGTGATCCGAACTACGAGCATGCGAATGTCTACTGGTTGTATGATCCGGAGGACCTCGATCGAGTAGGCGTAGCGGAACATAAGCGTGATAACCCCGGAGATGTATCGGTGTTGTGGCACAAGGACACGCCGTTCGGGACTCTTCTTCAAGAGGACGGATGGACCGAGAGTGACTCGATTTGGTCGCGCATGCCCGAACATTCCTACGAGCAGTTCCTCGCAGAGGGATGGACAACCCCTATGGCGTTTCTGGAAAGATGTCTCCGCGGTGTGATTCGAATCGTTACGCCAGACATGATCATCAAGCGACCTGATGTTCACTCATGCGAAAAATGTGGACATGTGTCGCTTCGGCCGTTCACATGTGGACAGGTTCAGCCACTGAGCTTCCCGGAAAAGGAAAAGGTTTGGTTTATTGATGAGCGAATGATTGTGTTTTTGCCTCCGCAGAGGTCTATTGTTTGGTCACTTCTTGGCTTCACGACACCGCAGCTGCACGACGAGCCTTCTTCGGAGCAGCCGGAGCCGTCGGTGGCGGAGCAGCTGGAGGCGTCACCGAGCGCTCCTCAGGCTCCTCCTCCTCAGTGACCGGGACCTCGACAGCCGCGGGCTTGTCCTCCTCCTCGACCGGCTCGTCAGGCTCCTTGATGTCGGCGAACGCGGCCTTCGCACCGACGCGCGTCGGCGGGAACACCTTGGCGTGGGCGATGCGCCAGGTCACACCGAAGCCCGTGCCCGTGACGTAGATGCTCGGCGTCAGAACCATGCGGCACTCGACACGCTTCGCAAACACGTGCTCGAGGTTGCTCTCGGTCAGCTCAATCGTCGCACCGTTCGCATCCACCGCATCCATCCCGACCTGGCCATCCCAGATCGAGATCTTCATGCGGAGCGACGGTGGATACTTGCCGTTCGGCACCCACTCACCGTTGATCTTCTCCACGCTGGGCGTGAGGATCGGCTTCATCGTCTCGCGGAGCACGGCCTCGGACTTCGACTTGCCGAACCACTTACCACTGTTCGAGATCGCGTGCTGGACGATCTTCTCGGACAGGTCAGTCAGGAAGTTGTAGAACTGTCCAACATCGGTGCCGTCCGTCGACCGCTCCTTCGCGTAGGGATCGCAGCCCTTCAGCGATGCGAGCATACTGTAGTTGCGCTGACCAGTCTTCTCGTCCTCACGGACAACGACGCCAGCCGGGTAGAAGATACGAGGAATGCGAACCTGCAGGGGCTGTCCATTGTACTTGATGGGAACGGTCTTACCCCCAGCCTTGTTCGAGCGAATCTCGCCGATCATGACGCGGTTGATGTCCAGGTTCTCAGAAGGAATGATTGCAGAGGTAGCCATATTGATTGTTGTGAGACGGACTGGCCTCGCCAACCCCGGATTCGTTTTCCGCGCAGGTTTCCAGTTTTCAAGGCTCAACACAAGATAAGCAATGCCTCAGTGCGCCTCCGTTCGAAACAAAACTTCAACGGATCGATGTTCGTCGGATGCGATGACTGGACATATGTTATGCGGCCGTCACGCTAGAGCTAAGTTCCCCAGGTTTTGGGCGGAGGTGAATCGTGATAAGATTGATCGATTCGCAAAAGTCCAAGCTTTATGTCGCGGATGGTGTGTCCGCCGCAGACTAGCCTGGGCCGGGCCGGGCGTGTTGAAGCGATCCAAGTGTGTGAACGATGAGGACCTCGTGACGATGGAGTCAAAGGACAGGCAACATCCGTTTGACTATTTTGGAATCGAAGAGGCTGGGAAAGTTTGGTGGTTTGACTTTGGAAGTGCATGGGAATGGATCATTCGCACGGTAACTCCGTTGAACCCATACACAAAGGTCCCATTTGAACATGCAGATCTCGCGCGACTGCGAAAGATGCATCTCTATCGCAGACGATGGAAACTACCTGTTCCTGCACCCTCGAAGGATCTCAGTGAGAATATCCTTCGACGATGGAATGTGTTGGCGCAGATCTTCCGCAGCTTTGGCTTCGAGGAAACACATCCTCAACAGTTCGCAAACTTAACCCATGCGAATCTCCGCATGATGTTCCGATTTTTACACGATGACCTCAATGCGATGCCGAAGATTAACAATCGACTTATAGCAATTTGTTCAAGGGCTACTCTCAATGCCTACACTACGAACAATGGATATATCATCAATGCGTTGAACCTTCTAACGATCGCATTGACGGACGTGCAGTCCTATGACGTTGTGTTTTTGGCGTTGTCTGCTCTGTGGCGGTGCTAAAACGGATTCTTGTGGTGCGCAGAAGACGGTAGCAATGAACATCTTCTTCCTTTCTCTCGATCCCGACGAAGCGGCTCGCCTTCACTGTGATAAACATGTGGTGAAGATGATCCTCGAAACTGCACAACTACTGTACACTGCCCACTGGGTCTACGAGTCACCGCTTCCCGAAGGAGCGTATCGCAAGACACATCCTAATCATCCATCGGCTCGCTGGGTCCGCGAATCACTGGCCAACTACACCTGGCTCTGTCGCCTTGGACTGGCCTTATGCACCGAATATTCGTTTCGCTATGGAAAGATTCACAAGACCCATACACATTTGATCTGGTTGTCTGCACATCCACCCGAGCCGCTCGTGGACGTCGGGTGGACCCTCCCTAGATTGGCTATGCCTGAGGAATATCATCATCGCGACCCCGTTGTAGCCTATCGAGCCTACTATGTTGGAGCCAAGTCGCGTTTGTTGGCCTACACAAAACGTCTTCCACCAGAGTTCGCAACGCAAGCGGTTTACATGACCGCCGGAGGTAAGAGTATACCAGTGCGTTAGAAATGTCTGCTTCTTCTGCTTCCGTTAAGTCAAACAAGATGGCCCCGAAGAAGTCCGCCCCTGCTGCCCCCGTCGCCGCTGCCCCTGCACCTGCTGTTGCCGCCAAGGCCCCGAAGGCCAAGGCCGCCAAGGCTGAGAAGCCTGCCGCCCCGTCGAAGGCCGTTGTGACGGTCCCGACGGTCGAGGCGTCGTCGACCCCTGCCGTCGTTGAGGCGACGGAGAGCTCGGATGTCCTGCTCGCCCGCCTCGCCGAGAGCCTCAAGAGCCTCGGCGCGAACCTGACGTCCCAGATCCGCGAGGCCACGAAGAGCGTGGCGGACGCGATCAAGGCGACCAAGCGCGAGGCCCGCGAGATCAAGAAGAAGAAGAAGAAGAACCCGGAGGACATGACTGCCGAGGAGCGCAAGACGTGGGAGGCTCGCCGCGCGAACAACGCCTTCCTCGTCCAGCGCCCGCTGACGGATGAGCTCTGCGCCTTCATGGGCCTCAAGTCCGGCGAGAAGCGCTCGCAGACGGAGGTGACGAAGTTCATCTCGGGCTACGTCAAGCAGCACAACTGCTTCGACCCGGCGTTCAAGCGCCGCATCCTGCCCAACTCGGCGCTCGCGAAGCTGCTCCGCGTGACGGACAAGGAGGAGGTGACGTACCTGAACCTCCAGTCCTTCCTCAAGGTCCACTTCATCAAGCCGAAGGCGTAAGAGTTTTTCTGCGTGAAAGATAAATGGTTGATACACGCCGCACCCGCAAGACGCCACATGTACACCTGGTCCACAAACACAAATACGATCAGGACCAGCAGAAACGAGCCATGGAAAAGGCCGTGGAACGAGCCACAGAAGAGGCACGCAAGCAAATAAAGGCGGCGAGGCTGGCGAATAGGACCAAGGAGCTTTTCGAGGAGAAAATGAAGAAGTGGCGTGCGGAGCATGGAAAGTCCGGTGGTACTCGCCGTCGTCGCAAGCACCGCTCCACTCGTCGCCGGTAGACCGGTAGACTTCTCAACCAAACATAAACAATAAAAATACCCTGGAAACCCAGGTGATTTTTAGTGTCTAGATACAATGTCTATTAGTTTGGATCAAGCGCTTGCGTATAACCCAAAGAACATCACTCCGAAGGGACAAACATCGT